TAGGACCTCCTCTTTATAATATTTTCTCTCTTCAAACAGGCGCCTAGTTCCTAATTTATTTTCTCCTTCCGGTCTTGACATAAAATTTAAGATTCCTCCTACGATTTATTAAGTAAATATTAACTTACAACCAGTTTTGCCTATACTTCTTGGAGCACGCTGTCGTTTTACTTCTCTCGCACCAAAAGATTCCCACTTACAATTTAATTTTGTAAAATAGCTCCCGGGCCGCAACTCATGCTCAACCTTTGTAACTAAAAAATAGCCGCCTAGGCCTAGTCTTCTAGAAGCACTCCGGGCTCTCTTGGGATCTCCAAATGTCGACGGGTTAATAAATATATATTGTCCGGGCAGAAACAAAGGATTGCCAAAGAGTTCAACGTCAGCGTCATATATTTCTCTAAACATTTCTGGTTCAACATTGTTGACGATTCTGTGAGATCTTAAAAATGGTTGATCATTTCTTTTAAATTTAATATTTTTTAACAGGCCCCGGGGACTTCCAATGTGAAAATGATAAACACCTCTCTCAAAATCTCCCTGTTTGTCCCCCGTTAAGACACTAGGAGAGAAAGAACTGGCATACAAATAATAATATAATTTTGGCACATTTTTCGGAGGCTTTCCACTTGGATGAGTACTGTATCTTCCCCAACCTCTTGAAGAACTATAATTAAATTTAACATTTTCCACACAATACCTTTTCCCGCGAAATATATTTGAAGAATCTGCCCATATTTCGGCCGTGTGCACTCTAGCCGTGGACTTTTGGCCGCCGGCGGTAGCATCGATACACAACGGACCTATACTGCTGGCAACCAAATCTGATATTATATCTTGCAAGAATTCCTTCAGTGGATATTCTTCACGCAGGGGACGAATAACTTTGTCGATAAACCATATGTGAAAAGCATGAAGAGATATTGGTATATCTGCCAAGTTTACGTAATACGGAGTGCCAGTAAATGGATCTGTCCAAGTGTAGGGGCCAAGTATAAAATTGACCGTATCGGTTTTGCTGTTGTGGAACCCAACAGCATCATTGTTGTTCGCTAGCGTCATAAGGGCGGCGTTTATAATATCCCCCAAATATACAAAATGAAACACAGTTTTGCCATCAGAAAGAAACGGCGCCGAAGAGGCAATTGCTTCGCTGCCTGCTTGTTCGATGCTCGCCTTGCTCATACCATTCGCGGCCGTCTTCACTTTCTTAGCAACATCGGCCGAGGCGCCCTGTACGGCCTTTTTGGCGGCTGCAGCCTTTTTGCTCCCGGCCTGCTGGACGATGCGCTCTAGTTCCCATGCTCCGGCCATGGCGGGAGTGGTGGCCGTTTTTTTAGCAAGCGTTTTTTTAGCATCAGAGTCGCCAGCTTTTGCTCTTTTATTTAATTCCGCAGCTGTGCTGTCGGGTAGTTTATCTTTCCTTCCCCCTCTGGCCACAAGGCCCTCGGAACTAAGCTGCAGTTCAGAGTTGGGCACCTTCATCCTCCATATACCACCAAAGTTTTGTAACTGCTGCAAGAACGTTTCATATTTTTTTCCGCGTTCTTTTTGTGCCTCCATTCGCATAAAGGAGTGGAAGCTAGCTATGTGTGCCTGCTGGCCCTTTATTTGGCCTTCAAGCTTTTTGCTCTTTGCATTATCTGCTTGATTTGCTGAAGCGGCCGGCGCGGTGCCCTTGTTACCAGATGTTTTGTTTGATTTGCGGACTTCAGAATCATGATCGCGCTTTGTGCCTTGAACTTTTTTAAGTCGACTTTGTGCAGCTGCCATGTCTTGCTTCCACTTTGATAGCTTGGTAGAATATTCTTGTGACATTTTAAAAATATCAGTTTCGCCGCGTTTAAGTGCGCCCTCAATCCAGCCAGTATAATTTACAGTAAGCTCTATTGCGCCATTTTCTTTAAATTCTAAATCGTGTTTGTGAAGCTCCAGCGCTACTCTTATTTTTGTATCTGCTATGGCCTTTCTTAAATTATTATCGATAATATATTTTTCATTGATGTTTTTGTGTGGGACTGTCCATCCAATTTCTGCAAGTATGCGAAAATACCTCTCCGTGCTCAAGCCACTGGTTGCAGGACTGGCCGATATTCCTCGCGACCAAGCTGTTGAACTCGGCGCCATAATCAAATCTGAATAAGCTATCGTCTGCGCTTCAGAGGGAGAGTTAAGAGTGGCCCCGGGGGCGATGCCAGCGCGAAGGAAGGTTTCAGCATTTTGAAAAACAAATTTAAGCTCTGCTGATAGAGTCTTGTCGACCGGCTTTGTTTGCCCTTCGTTGGTAAATTTAAAGCTTAATAGACCGGCGCCATCCCCTCTCATTTTGCGATCCGAATATACACTCTCAAAGTCTCCACCTGTATATCTGTTCTTTTTGTGTTTAGGGTCTGGAAAATGATTACTAAAATGAAATTCCACTGGGGTACCTTTCTTATCGACTGGGCTTGAGTACGCCACCTTGTACAAACGAATCTTTGGCTGCAACAAAGAAAAAACCCATGGCTCTATTTCTAGAAAATGTTTAAACTCTTTGCTGTGTAGAATTTTGTTATATATGAGCGCGCTGTTCCCAGAAAGAGTTGCATAGAAAACAGGATCTGCGACACGGCCGCGGCCAACTTTCGAAATGCACTGGCTTAGGACTTTTTGCATGTTCATATACAAAAAGCACTGCTCTTGTACTGCTAGGTTTCTGGCTCTTTCGGCGGTTTTAGCTTCTTCGGCGGCCTTTTGCGCTAGTTCTTCTTCTTTGGATAGTTTTCCCTTGCCAACCAACACGGTGCGCCCTTCCATTCTTTCATCTACTGCGCTCTTGTCGTGACCAACAACGCTTGCGGCGCCGCGGGTGACATATTCCATCCCCTTGACCGCTTCATTGGTCACACTATTGCTTGTAACTGTATCGGTCCAAGAATATAATTTATTACCAATGCCAGCAACTAGCTTGTTCCACTTATGAGACCATGGTACATTTTTGTCTGCCATAACTTATCCTATTCTCCCCCTACACATCGAACATGTCAATTATTCGTTCCAAGGGCGCGGGTACGTATACTGTATCTCCGAGTTCCACGTGGGCCTCGGTCGGAGTTTGATTATACCACGCAATCACCCACCAATATTCCTCAAAACCATAATAAGTGCTAGCTAGCTTATAAAAACGATCTCCAGTTGACCACGTGTGGCCAATCAATGTCAATGAATTAATTTCTTCGTCAGTTGGATATCTCATTTCTGGCGTGTCATAATACGTAATAAAGGCCTTTCCCCGCTCCTTAAGGAAAGTTTTATATTGTTCCTGATCTAGTTCTCGAATATTTCTTCCGTCGTATCTACTAATAGGCATTTATTTTGATAACCTCCTAATTAATCATTCTGAAGGGCCCTACGCTAGCGCAGACCCATCCACCACGATCCCCGTGAACGGATCGTTGCCGGGTTTTGTCGTGGCCGCGGCGCCTTTGCTATCCGCTTTCTTCGCGGCATCTTTCTTCTTCTTCCTTTTTGGCTTATCGGGATTTTTCGGATTGCCCTGTTTGGAAGACTCTTCTTTTTTACTTAAAACATTTGTTAACCCATATGGAAAGCCCGGTGACAAAGTTGTGCCATTTGCATCAAAGCCTAGGTCATGTTGGTGGTGGACAGTAAGTTCGCAACTTAGTTGCACCGACTGCGGAAAAATAAAACCTTCCACAATAAAATAACCGTCTTCTTCAATGGGCTCATAGGTAAGGCCCGAAAGGCGCGCCATTAAACCACTGGAGCTGGCCTTGGAAAAGTTCTTTTTTTGTGCTTTCATCCACTTTTTGTGTTGCTCCTTAAGTGCCGCATCGTTGGTACCGGCCGCAATTTTGGGCGGTGCTTTGCCCGTGGCACTGTTTGCTATTAAGTTCATGAATTTCACTTTAAACATTGGGGGTGAGCTTATTTGGGTTGACGATATGTCGTTGTAGCTGGCTTCGCCGGCCAAGGTTTCATATGCAGGATAAAGCATGTTCGCCAGTATAGAGCATTTTTTCATATTAGTCTGTGCCTCAACCATATTGGCCGAAACACATTTCCAACCCAAAGAAATTGTTCTTGTTGTCTGTGTAAATATTTCAATAGGGTCCATGCGGCCATATACGTTATAGGTTTCCCATTTGGAATCATACTTATCAGAAAATTGTGTCAAGAAAGCGGGAAAACTAACAGTGTGGCCACTGACCATGTGATAAAATTGAATCTTAACACCTTCTTTTTCGTGCGATTTAACAACATCTGTGTATCGAGCCGCGGCGCGCGGCCTGTGTGGAAATTGTCCCGGTTTTTTCGCCATCCTATCCCCTCCTAGGTTAATAACCTGTATTTGTTTTCTAAATATATTTCTGCTGTTTGGCCTACCACATCACCATCAAGCGTGACCTGTACTATGACCGGCGAGCCCTTTTTGCCGGCATCGCTGCCTTTGGCGGCGGCGCCTGTGGCACCCAAAACTTTAGCCAGTTTATCAACCAGTCTTTAGAAAGCAGGATTTTCCGCGGCTGCAACCTTATTCTCTTGTATAAACTCTGTATAGCGCACCGCCTGATCAACCAATCCTTTGGTGTTTTCGACAACCTCTGGACGAATTGTTTCGGCAGCTTGTGCTGTTTTTTCCAACGCGAGGCCGGCCTCAACCATTGCAGCAGAGGGCATGTTCTCAAAACCAGTAAAAACACCGGTGAGGGCTGCCATCTTTGCCTCTGGTATATCCTCCATTTTTGCCAGAACCTCTAGAGTTGTTGACGACGGTAGTTTTTCTATGGCGCCGCCAAGTCGTGTTATCGCGCCGATTATTAAAGTTATGCTGCTAGCAATTGCGAAGCCTTTATCTCCTATATCCAATATTGTATCAAAGGCTGTTTTTGTACCGGTAGATAAATTTGTACTAGCTGTTCCCAAACCTGTAAAGATTTTTCCAAGAGACTCTAGTTCTGGACTAATCCATTTTATAGCAGCACCCACGCCAAAGATCGGTATCAGCATTGCCGTTAGGCCAATTGCCAGTGCGCCTAGGCCAATGGACAGTTTGGCAGAAACAAATGCCATAAGGGCCATGGAACCCGCCAGTGCCCCAACCACAATAGCTGCCTGCCAAGCGTTCGGACCCATCTCTGCCAGTCCTCTGGACATTTCACCAACACCCAGCGCAGCGAGAGCAATGGCGCTGCCTATCATGAGAGCAGTTGCACCTATGGCCAATAAGATGGGTGCGGCTGGAGTGCCTGCAGCTGCGAGCCCAGCAAGGGCAGTGGCGGCTGCCGTTAAGGCTGGTACCAAAAAGTAAAAAGTGCCAGCCAATATCGCCACGTTAATGCTCAACGCTAACGCCTCCCAGCCTAGACCTTTCATACCTTCTGCCATTACTCCTATGCCCCATGCGGCAAGTGCGATCCCCGTGCCTATACCAATGGCCGCTAATGCTATGCCTGCACCCAGTGCAATGATTTGTACCGCCGACAATGCCGCAACAGCGCCCAGTACGCCAATGGCACCTGATTGGGCGGTTATAGAGCCGGTAACGGCTGGCCCTTGGGCTATCAGCGCGGTGTTTGCTTTAACCTCTGCACCTTTGCCCATCACAACGCCTTTTTCTGCGCCTGCCAGTGTAGTGCTTGCACCTGCTTCTGCCATTTTCTCTGCTGTGAGCGTAGCCTCTTGGCCTATCAGCACAGTGTTTTGGCCCATCGCGGTGGCGCTAGCTGCGTTTTCAGCCAATTGGGCTATAAGTGCAAGTTTTTTACGGGCCAATACAAAGCCCATCACTGCATTAAATGCCCACCACACACCAACAAGGCCGATCATGAGGGGTATAAAATAGCCACCGGTGGCCTTGTTTATTTCGAATATGGCATCAAAAAAGCCATGGAGAAGATCTAATACCGGTGCTAATGAAACAGCAAACAAGGTCCACACCTCTTTAAGTTTTTCTGTCATCGTGGTTAAAGACCTTGATGCATCTTCTAATTCTTTTTGGCCGGCTGCGTTTGCTTCTGATTTTGCCAGCATCTGATCATAGCCGACAAGGCCTTTGCCAAATAATTTATTCGCCTCATTCATGTCTTGAATTCCAGCAGCTGCAGCTATGGCCTTTCTTTCAAATTTGCCCATAGATTCCCAGCTTTTTCCGGAAGCTTCAATGCCCTGCAACATTAAACGGATTCTCTCTTCTTCATCAGCTGCCATCATTTCAACGCTGTTTAAATAGGAGCCGCCCAATATTGCGTTTAGTTTGCCAACCTTGTCGGCAGCATCTTCAAACGTATCAAATTGCGAAAATATACTTAACAGTCTTTGGGTTTCAACGCCCGTTGCTCTTGCAGCTGCAGCTACTCTTTTAAATATTTGTGGAGCCCTTGAACCGTAAGCAGCGAGAACCGGCATGGCGGCTTTCATCCCCTTGATCATTTCGTCAAATGGCATTTTAATCGCCTTTGCGGTACCGAGCAACTCTTTATAAATCTGCTTGGACCTTGTAACGCCCAAGCCTAGACTTTTGGTAAAGTCGTCGAAAAGCTCACCTGATTCGCCAGTTGCAACCCCTAACTTATCCATCATGGATGTAAAATTAACCAACTCTGTTTGTTGCTCTTTGTTAAGATCATTAAAATCTTTCATGTTTTTGGATAAATCTATAGTAGCATCTCTTACTGACTCCATCCCGATTATCATGTGGCGTTGAGACTGAAAGCTTTCCATTACTTGATTGTCGAATTTACCAAATTGGCTGGTAGCTCTGTCGACGGCGACCGTTGTCTCGTCGAAAGCCTTCATCAAGGCAATGGATTCCTCCTTCACCGCCATGAGCACTGTACCCATGACATTTGCAGGCGACATTAGCTCCATAAAGCCTGCGGCCATGGCATGCATTGATTTCTTTATGTCTTTTGTTAAAATAATACTACCGGCAAGAGTATCTTTCCACCTCTCACTAACACCAGTGACCGACTGAAGCCAATCTTGAGTTATTTCATTTGTTTTTTGTGTGGCGGTAATTTGTTCTTTTTTTGTCGCCAAAATATCATATTCTACTTCTAGTTCAGACTGAAGAACCGTAAGCTGATCGTGTTCTGATTGAAGAATTTCACGTGCTATCTCTGCAGAGTGACCCTCTGCAACCAATTTCCTTTCTTCGTTTAATAAGGCGCGTTCGCGAATGTCCAACTCTTCCAATCTGGCGTTGGCCATTTTTTGCTCTTGATCCAGTCGGCGCGCATCGTGTTCTTGCTCAATTTTAAAAGTCTCTACAATATCGTTTATAAAGCGATATCTTTCCTTTACCATTTCGAGTCTTTGTATTTCATCGCTAGCTTCTGTTTGTGCAATTTTAAGCGAATCTGTGCGATTGCGAAGACTATCTTCAAACAGCTGCTTTCTTTCGGTCCAAAGTTTGTTGCCGCGTTCTATTTCTTCGTTGTATTCGCGTTGGCGCGCCAGTTCCTCTTCGGTGGGCGGATTATTGTTGTTGTCGGCCATGCATTATAATTTCCTTATTTAAATGGCCACTTAAGGCCAGTTTCTTTTTCGAAATTTTTGACCGCTTTATCTAAATTATATTTAGACTGATATGTTCTGTCGTCTCCGAGTCCATATCTTCTAAAACTCTGCATGTAACTTTTTTCACCATTCATGGCGTTTGCAAAAGATTTAATTTCCGAAGGGGTGCCACGAACCGAAACAGGCAAGCCGCTTGGTACATCGCCAAGAAGCCTTCTCATAAGAAGCTTAACTTGGCCAGCGAACATATCGATCCAGCCTTCGTTTAATTCATTTTTTCGGTGTATCCCTAAATCAACGACCATGGGAACTAAATCATTATTATCTTCCATAATGAAAACTCCTCCTTTTTATAATTAGTAGTGTAATGAAAATAGATAGAGGAAGGCATGCTTAAAAAACTTATCTCGATTTCTTTTTCGCCTTTTCATATTCTTTGCGCTCATCTTCAAACTGCTTAATCAATCTTCTGACAAACCATTCTCTTATTAAAATGGGAAGGTTGTATGCCTCGATAAAGCTCCAGCCGCCATGGTGTTTTAAGACAAAAAATTGTTCATAAACGCTTTCAATATATTGATCATCTAGGCCAAAAAAAGTCCGTCGTAAACGGCACCTCCATTTCTTGTTCATAGCCGCAATTTTCACAATCAAATGTTTGGCTAAGATCAATGTTTGGGGCTGATTTTGAATAAAATTCTCTAAGGTATTTTGAGTCTAGTGCTGGCATGTTTGCTACCAACGTGTTGACTGCTTGCCGGTCTGAATCGCCATTGACAGACTGAATTAAATACCTGCATTGGTCTGTCACGTTGCTATCGGGGAGATTATTTTTTGTTCTCTTTTCCATGGATTTCACGATTGCTTTTTCGTCAGCGCTGGTCAGCAGTCTAATTCCAACTTCAGCTTTGGTTTTCGGCAGCGTGACATAAAATAGGCCATCTCTTTCTTCCGCATCATATTCATCAGAAAAATCTTCGCCATGATTTAGCTCTGCCTCATCTAGATCAAATTCAAACTGAACCGATTTTGCGCATGCTGGGCACTGGACTCTTGTTTTATAGTCTGCCCCATATCCACTTACTCTAGCTGCTACAACAAGAGCGTTTTTGTCTCCAACAAGCAAGTCGGCAATTTTAACATTTTTATCGATAATTATATTTTGCAAAAGCCTATCTATTGCAATTCCCTTTCTTAAAAGGGATTTCGATGTCAAAATATCTTCATCTTTTGCGGTCATAAACCTAATTTCTATGCTCTCTGCATTGTGCAGTGGATGGCCTTCGGGATAAAACCTGCCCTTGCTTGGCAATTCAACAAATTCCGTGGGAGTTGCAAAAGAAAAAGATGCAGTGGGATCACTATTTGTTTTATTATTGTCCTGTTCTGTAAAGGCTGTAGGTGGTGGGTCAGAGTTTATTCTTTTCTCATTTCTTGATGTCATTGTTACCTCTTAATTTATTGTAATTAGGCTAATTCGAACAATCCTGCTCCAGATGATGAAATTAGCTCTGCCCAGTCATATCTCACGGTCAACTCTAGATCGGTAAGTGCATCCTCTTCATAAGAAAGCTCACTAAATGTAACCTTTCGAAGCCATGCGTTCTTAAATGTCCACGTTTCAAGTGCGCCTTCACCGGTTGCGTCAATAATTTCAACGCTAAGTTCTCCCAGTTCTGATATGGCGCTAGCCTTGTCCATTGTAGATAGGCTGTTCATATCTTTTGGGGGACTATATCCTGCATTTTGAATAATGGTCGACATAACCTCCGCGGCATCAGGGGTGATGGGATCAACCAGTGTGAAGTTCACCTCTGACCATTTGACTCGGCCGGGATAATAAAAAGTATGATTAAGATAAGCATGTTCTGCTTCTTGAACCTCTATTTCCGGTCGTGATACTTTTTTAACCAACCATTGAATGTTATCAAAGCTGCCTAGCGTCAACACAAATCTAAACGCACGTTTAGGGTCTTGAAGTGGTGCCGACCAAAAATTCGTATTCTTATCTGCCATTATCTTTTATTCTCCTCATAATATATAGTAGTTAATTAGCTTTTTAATATCGCCTAGTCCTCAAACGCCGCTCCATCGTTTGTAATTACAAAATCAATTGCAATAAATTCAATAGCTTTAGCCGGTTTCAAGAAAATCTTTGCATACATAATATTTCTGTCAACAAGATCCGGTGTAGTGGTTGTTTCATCCAACACTATTTTATAATTTTCCAAACCTTGATTGGCTTTAATATTTGCCAAGAATGGCTCCACTTGACCTCTAAATCTTGCCCACGTTGTTCGCGTATTCTGCGCGAACAATAATCTAGATGCAATTCTAGAAATTTCTTTTTTCACAAGTACCATCAGGCGGCGAACATTAATTCTGTCGAGCGCCGACAATGATGCCTGTAAAGTTTTCTGGCCAAAAATAACAACTCCTTCCGCCGGGAAAGTGGCAATAGGATTGATATTGTTTTCATATAATTTGTCTCTTTCGCTGGACTTTAGCTTCTCTCGCGTCTGTACAACCGGCAACCCTGCCGCGCCTTCAGACAAGCCACCTCTGGTGAAGCCGGCGGGTGCGAACCACGCTGCTGAATTGGCCTCGGCACTGCCCATGACACCAAGCGCCACAACTGATGGCGGTACCCAAACAAGCGCATTATTCAGTGAGTCGCGAATCTGCACCCACGGATAGTAACAACAGCCATAGCTGTTATTCAGCTTTCTCGCTTTAATGTTGGTGACCGCGGTGGAAACGCTACCAAGCCTGTTTTCAGGATCCGATGAGGATTCTGCAGCTGTCTGATATCCCGTGTCCAAGTCAATAATCGCTAGTGCGTCCGCTCTGTCCTCGCACGTATCGAGCAATCTAGAGGTTAAGGACTCGTTGTATATACCGGGCATGGCAGCCAAGTTATATTCAACATCTTCGGGATTTGATATCGTATCAATTGCCCTCTTAATCGTATAATAAGCGTAGCTAGAAAGCTCATTGGAGGCCGCTTTTGTGGTTGTGTTATTAAAGGGATCTGCCTCTTTAATATTAACACCTTGCGAGCCGCCATGGAACACCGTAGTGAATTGATCAAAACCGGCATCTATAATGTTTTGATAGCCGCCGCCTGCAGCGTTCTTCGATGTACCATCGTGGTAAGAACCAGAAATGTACCATGCTTTCGCCGGCGAAGAACCTGTGGTGCTACCGCTAACATCATCAAGCGTGAAATACCACGATGATTCTACACACGATGTTGAGTCCGTGATGCTTGATGGTAGCGTTCGAACGATATCCTGAACGCTGCGCGCATATCTAGTCTTATTTGCATTCGGAGATGAACCATGTATCGACAAGTCCACACCAAAGAATGTTTTTGTCTCGTCGCCCAGATCCAAATCGGCACTGTTTGAGCGAAGAGGAATTGTCGGGAAAACAAATGAAGCTGTAACATTTCTATTGTCCCCCCATGTGCCAGAGATGAAGCCATATTGACTTGCTCCTTCGGACACACCATATCCACCAACATTTGGTATGTCATCGTGGCCAACCACGAACGTTTGTGCGCTAGCGGAAGTGGCATGCTCCGAGCCAAGAAGAAGGGCAGTTGTTGAGCCTGTCTGATCGTTAACAGTCACCTGACTACCAGAGCCGATTGATGTAAAGCCTTTAAATCTTGGAGGACCATATACGCCAAATGGTAAACACTCTGCATTTATTTTACCGTCAGCAACATCGCCGTTAACTTCGACCCTGACTCTCTTGGATACATTGGGCCAGTCGCCAAACTCGCGTAATCTTTGTTCTGTATCGTCCCACGTAGTATATTTTGTACCAATTTTTCTTCCAACATAATTAATTGAATTCGGGTTCAAATTACACTGCGTATATCGCTCAATGTTTCGTGGGCGTTTGTCCGTATCTGACATGCGCCGGATAGATAAAGTGAACGTACCATACGCGTCCACATCTTGATTGGGAGAGGGCTTGATGTCCGAAATGGAAACCTTAACATTGTTTTGGTCCCACGTGCCCGGGCTCAAACACACCAACCTGAAGAGTTTTTGCATGTTTTGTGGATTATATGATGCCGTATCGTTGGTGAGATCCTGTGAAAAGAACCAACCGGTTCTTGCTTCCTCTGCATCTTTTTGTACAATACCCTTGTTAGCGCTGCCACTCTGCAGGGCCAAAATAACACCGAATTGTTGGCCGGCACTGGAGCCGGTTACGGTGGCGTTAACATAGTCTTCATACGTCTCGCCAAGCCAATAAGTTTTAGCGGTGCCCTTGGTCACAGTGCTGTTAGTGAGCGTAGGGTTGGTGTTAAAAACTTTACGAATAAATTTATCAGAATTTATATTAAAGTTAAAGGAGTGATCGACAAAATTTGTTACAGTTCCGTTCGCACCACCCGTATCAATTTGAAGTTTGAATTCTTTATCTGCGCCTTGGGTTTGAACCCACGTGGCGGCGCGAGCGGCAGAAACTGCAGCGGCGTTGCCAAATGATTCGCCGGTTGTACCAGATAGTCTGATGCTTCCGGTTTCCAGATACCACACGGCTGCAAGGGTGCCTGTTAAATTTGATGTTGCGCTGCCGCTATCAATAATAAACAAGCCGTATGCACCACCATTAGAGCCAGAGGTGGTGGTGGCGGTGGAATTCGCTGTCTCCCAACCGGCCTCACCTTGATCTGCTGTATAATTTGTGTGTGCATAACCCAACAATCTCACTATAGTTACTGGGTTGTTGTTTTTTAAGTAGGCTTGTGCAGCATAAGATGCATAAGTGGGCGCTAGTGATTGTCCGTTTCTCCAAATATCAGTTCCGCCGAGCCCTGCTTCTGGTTCTCCAAAAATTTCTACAAATTCTGAAAACGACTGTACGGTAATCGGCTTCATAGCTGGGCCGCGGGTTGTGCGTCCGATGATTACTGGACCCATTCGCGCGGGTGCAGATTCGATCTGTGATTGATCGATTTCATCGATGAAAACTCCGGGCGAAACAAACTTAAATTTTTTAACAGACATCCTTTATTTCTCCTTGCATATTCTAGGGGGTAAAAATGCTTTGTCTTTACTTTAATAAATAGTAATTAAAATATTGAAAATCCATATTTAAGATCTATAAAATGTTTTAGTTAGGTCTCCGTGCTCCGGGGAGTCACTCAATACGACCCTTTCTCTCGGCATACGAACTTCCACTTTGTTTTCCCTAACCACTACCTTGGGGGTCTCCTGATTTTTATCTTCCCCTATTAAATAGCCTAAAATCTTAATATCTATCTTCGTCTTGTACTGTCTTTGCTCTTGTTCCATGGAGGCAACATTGTTGTCAAGCGAAAAATCTTGCTGTATAAATCCCGGATATTGATGGCTATTTTTATAAATTGTAAAATAATTTATTCCGCCAGTACGAGTTATAAACGGTGTAACAGCCTCGTTCATTTGCTGTTGATACTCTGTCATCATCGTGATCGAATATGTGACCTCAATATATGCCGGCATGGGGATCGATATCATTTGATATACAACTTTTTCATTTTCTTTTTTATTTCCGAACCCATCCTTCAATGGAAAATTATCTTGTTTAACGCTACTCTTCTTCCTGTCGGCGTTTGCAAATTCTGATGTTTTTTGTTGTTGTAGTTTTCTCGTCACCTGTATTGAACCACCCTTGTGATCTCCATTGGCTGGGATATTTCCCCAGAACATCCCCTTTCTAGCAGGATCTTTAACCAT